TAATAGTGCAGGACAGTTTGCGGCATACGCATTAGAAATGTTTATCGTTACTGAGATATGTAAGAAATCGGTGGCTGATCTAAACGAGTTAGATGTGGCCCGAGCTAAACGTAAAGTTAAAGAGCAGGGTGGTAGGCTTCTATTTGTATGAAAGTTGTAGATAACAAAGCATTGCTTCTACGGTTACGCAACCCCGGACGGGTGACCAGTATCATACCTAAAAGTAACTTGTTACCAGATAATAAAGTGCTGGTGAACTGGGGCATCGAAGAAGCACACGTATTAAAAAATTTAAATATAAAAGCACCTTCACCGATAGAGAAAAACTATAAGTGGACAGGTAAGTACGCACCGTTTGAACATCAAAAAACAACCGCATCCTTTCTGACATTGAACAGGAGAGCGTTCTGTTTTAACGAACAAGGCACTGGTAAGACTGCCAGCGCAATCTGGGCCGCTGATTATATGATGCGTCAGAACCTCATCAAACGCGTGTTGGTGATCTGCCCTTTGTCTATCATGGACTCAGCATGGCGTGAAGACTTGTTTACATTTGCTATGCACCGATCTGTAGATATTGCCTACGGTAGCGCGAACAAACGCAGAGACATAATAAAAGGTGACTCTGAATTTGTAATCATAAATTACGACGGTGTAGAAATTGTCGCTGACGAGATAGCCAACGGTGGTTTTGATCTAATCATTGTTGACGAGGCCACACACTATAAGAACGTGCAGACGAAACGGTGGAAGGTATTAAACAATCTGATAACAAGTGCTACATGGTTATGGATGATGACAGGTACACCGGCTGCACAAAGCCCTGTTGATGCTTTCGGTTTAGCAAAACTGGTTAACCCTCAAGGTGTGCCTAGATTCTTTGGAGCATTCCGCGATCTGGTCATGTTAAAAATATCTAATTTCAAGTGGGTTGCTAGGCCCGAAGCAACAGACATTGTATATAAATCGTTACAACCAGCGATTAGGTTCACCAAAAAAGAGTGTTTAGATCTGCCTGATATCATATACACCAAGCGTCAAGTAGAGTTAACGCGCCAGCAAAACAAATATTACAAAGAACTTAGAGATAAAATGGTTACTCAAGCCGCTGGAGAACAAGTTTCTGCGGCTAACGCTGCTGTCAATATGAATAAACTACTCCAGATATCTGCTGGAGCGGTGTACACAGATGATGGTGACTCTTTGGAGTTTGATATAAAGCACCGCTACAACGTGCTGTCCGAAGTGATTAACGAATCTAGTAAGAAAGTCTTGGTGTTTGTGCCGTTTAAGAACGTCATAGATGTACTTGTTGACAAGTTATGCAAAGACAATATTCCTACGGAAATAATTCGTGGTGACGTACCGCCAACAAAAAGAACAGAAATCTTTCAACGGTTCCAAGAAACACCCGAACCTAGAGTGCTAGTTATCCAACCGAAGGCTGCTGCACACGGTGTCACATTGACTGCTGCGGATACAATAGTCTGGTGGGGGCCAACAAGCTCCGTCGAAACCTATGAACAGGCTAACGCTAGGATTCACAGGGCTGGACAGACTAGTAAATGCACAGTCATTCAACTGCAAGGAAGTCACATAGAAAAGCGCATTTACGCACTTCTCGATAATAAACTAGATGCCCACACAAAAATAATCGATTTATATAAAGAAATACTTGCATAGCTAACGAAAAAGCACGATACTGAACGCCTCAGTTATGGAGATTCTGATGGCTGATGCAATAGACGTAGCTAAACTTACGAAAATATATCTAAAGATACGGGATACGAGAGAAGAGAAAGCGAAAGCTTTCAATGAAGTTGATTCTAAGTTAGCTGAAGAAGCTGACAAGATTAAAAGTATTCTGCTCGATCATCTACAGACCACAGGTACGGACAGTATCAAAACTAAATTTGGTACTTTCTACCGTCAGGTAAAAACAAAGTATTGGACTAGCGATTGGGATTCTATCTATGCCTTTATAAAAGAGCATGGTGTTCCTGATATTCTGGAAAAGCGTCTACATCAAGGTAACTTGAAGACGTTGATAGAAGAGCAGCCTGAGTTGTTACCAAAAGGTTTGAATGCTGATAGTCAGTATACGATTAGCATTAGGAAACCTCGAAAATGAACGATGGAAGGACTGTCACTACCACTGTGACAAGAACGAAGGACATACCTAATTCTATGGGGACGTTTGTGCCTATAGAAGCGGTTGCGAAACAATACAACGTATCGCTATCTACTTTTAGAAAGTGGGTGCGAGAGGGTGTAATACCACAAAAGTGTTATGTAAAAGTCGGTAAAACTTTTAGGTTTTCCCCCGATGCAGTGGCGGCTGCGCTGCTGAATCACAGGGATTTGAACTCGAAAGACGACGATGATCCTTTTGAGGGTTTGGAAAAGAGGACCAGCAAATTACTATCCGACGAACCATAAGGATTCGCGATGGTGTTTTTAGCGGCATTGACAACGAACAAACTCAAGACGAGTTATATGTTGTTATTGTCAACGCAGCAAGTGTTGCGAGAGTGTACTATGCTGGAGACTTCGTACCGGATGCTAACAGGTTGCCTACTTGTTGGTCTTTGGATACGAGGTATCCGGCTCCAGAGGTTGTTGAATCCGAAAAGCAGAGTGCGGTATGTTTAAACTGCACCCAGAACATTCGGGGTTCAGCACGAGGGGGAAGCGGTAGGGCTTGTAGGTATTTTCAGTATCTAGCAGTCGTCCCTATGGATGACCTAAAAACTGTTTATAGGTTACAGGTTCCAGCGGCTTCTATTTTTGGGAAAGCGAACAACAACAGAATGTCGTTGGGTGCTTATTCTCAATTTTTGGCGAAACACGGCACATCGTCTTTTGCGGTTGTGACTCGTATATTTTTCGACAATACATATGTAATGCCGAAACTTTGTTTCGCTGCGGAAAGAGCGTTAGAGGAAGAGGAGTTAGTTGTCGCAAGACAGATGATAGACCATCAAGACAGTTTAGAAGCGATCACTTTTAGGCTACCAGCGGTTAACAAGTCACCTTTTTCTGTGACCGAAGGTTTTGTTTTTAATAATGGAGATAAGTAAGAATGTCTGAAGAGTTACAAAAATATGTAATCCCAAAAGCGGAAGTCATGTACCCACGGATTGATAGAACATACGCTTGGAGTGATGCCGCTAATACATCTGTGCCATGCAAGGCTACTGATGACAATGCAGAGTACAGCCTTAATTTTAAGATTCCCAAAGCTGAAGCTGGGAAATTAATGAAACAGATGAAGGCATACTATGATGAAAACAAGAAAAAAGGTTGGCCTGACAAGTTTCCTATACCTTTTAAAGAACAGGATGACGGTTTGTTTAAAGGAAAGGCCAAACTTGCTGGTGCATACAATGGTGAACCTACACGTAAGCCGCCACAGTATGACTCTCAGAACAAAACACTAGATGATGATTTTAAACTCACTACCGGCAGCATATGCAATATTGCTGTGACTTTTGTACCTTACAGCATATCGAAAAGCCAAACAGGGGTTAGTTTACGTTTGAATGGTGTACAAGTTATCAAGTATGTGCCAATGAAAACCGCATCTCCGTTTGAAGCGGTGGCAGATGGTTTTGTGTCAGACAGTACAAACCCTTTCGAGTCGTTTGATAACGAGTCAGAGGCTGTGTCTGATGCCGCTGATGACGAAGAAGATCCCTTTGCAGAGATTGAAGAACCTGTAGAGGAACCAAAAAAGAAGGCCGTTAAGAAGTCTACTGCCGCACCTAAAGAAGACTCTGACGACCTTAGCTCGTTGATTGAAAAGTGGGATGACGACGAAGATTAATTAACGAGTTTCACTACGGCTAGGTTTGACACGGGCCGAAGAGGGGCGGTTTTTTCCATAATGTTTCCTGCCCCCTGCCGTAGTGACTTTTATTAGGTGCATGGTATGGATACACGGATTTTTTTACGGCGTATGCTGCCCGACCAAGGTTTCTATGTACTTTTTTGCCGCAGTAGAGAATTAAAAACACACCGGCAGAAATCTTTTAGAGATATTGACGAGTTAGCAGATGCCGCTAAACGAGCAGATGCAGAGGGGTGGGATACATACTTCGCTCTGAGTAATTTTGAAAAAGAGGACACTAGAAAAGCAGTGTTCTCTAAACAGTTAAAATGTTTTTTCTTGGATTTGGATTGTGGCCCAAGTAAACCACACGCTACAAAAAAGGATGCCCTACGAGATCTGATTGCATTCTGTAAGAAAACGAAACTACCACAACCGTTGACCGTCGATTCTGGTAGGGGGCTGCATGTATACTGGCCCTTAGAAGAGCCGGTTGATTATATAGATTGGAAGCCTGTAGCAGAGTCATTTAAGAAGCTTTGTAAGACCTCGAAGTTTGAAATAGATACCGCTGTCCCTGCTGATGCAGCGAGAGTGCTACGAATATTACACACGCACAACCACAAGCCAGTGCCGCCAGCACCAGTGTCTTTGATTGGTTCTGATGTCGAATCTATATCGCTGGCTAAGTTCTCAGATCTTGTCGGCACGATTCCGATAACAGTTCCCACGAGAGCAAGTGTCGTCAATGACCGTGAGGATGGTGACCCGCAAGCGTTTGCTGCTTTTATACAGAACACTAGGGAATACCTGTTCAAGAACATACTTGCAAAAACACAAGCTGGTAAAGGTTGCGAACAACTGCGCTTGATTATGACAGATCAGGAGAATACCACTGAACCCATGTGGAGAGCGGGATTATCTATTGCCAAGTTCTGTGCTGATGGTGATAAAGCAGCACATGTACTATCAAAAAAGCATCCTGAGTACATGCCGCACCTGACCGAACAGAAAATGGATCTTGTAAAAGGACCATACAGGTGCAGCACTTTTGATGAAAACAATCCGCACGTATGCACTGATTGTCCTCATTGGGGCAAGCTTAAATCGCCAATCGTTTTGGGTGGGCAGTTCAAAGAGTTCAATCGTGGTGAGGATGATGATGAATCTCAAGAATCTACCTCCCCCTCCTCTATTGATGACGTAGCTTCAAGTTCAGAACATGTAATACCTTCGTATCCAGCACCCTTCTTTCGTGGGCGGGACGGAGGTGTGTTCATCCGTAAAACAAACGCAGAGGGCGATGTGGATGAATTTATGGTCTACCACAATGACATATATGTGACTCGTAGAATGCACGATATAGAGGCTGGTGAGTCGATTGTGGTATGTTTGCATCTACCGAAGGACGGTGTGCGAGAGTTTACAATGCCTCTCAGATCACTGACTTCGAGAGAAGAATTTAGAAAAGCTATGGCAGGGGCCGGTGTCGCGCAAATAGATACAAGTGGATTGATGGAATACATGACTAAATGGGTAAATGAATTACAGGCAAGACACACCGCAGACATAGCACACCGGCAGTACGGTTGGACATCCGATGAGTGCAAATCTTTTGTGGTGGGCGATAAAGAAATATCCGCAACAAAAGTGTCTTACAACCCGCCCACACCCCCCACTGCACTGTCGTTTCCTTGCTTCAAATCGAAAGGCACATTAGAAGGTTGGAGCGAGATGGCTAACTTCTACATGAAGAAGCCAAACATGGAGTTACATCAATACATAGTGTGTACTACTTTCGGATCTCCGCTCATGCAGTTCTTACCTCAGAACTGTTC